TTAAGAGAGCAGAGAGAGAATGAAGCCGACCACCCCTTACTAATATTTAAGTTTGATAGAAGTAAGTGGTTCTGTGCCTTTTTACAAGAACCCGTTAATGACTATAGGTACTTGTACTACTCCGAAGGATTTTATATGGCTAAACTAGAGGATTACCTGACGGACCGGTCAAAAGACGATTGGGTTTATAAGCGTATTTAAAACAATAAAAAACCCCCAATACTGTTTAAGGTACTGGGGGTTTTTTATTGTTAGCGTTGCAGAAACTTTAGCTTAGGCCTCTTTCCTTTTTTTGTAAAAGCTCTACTAATACTATAAAGCTTTGACAAGGGGCATCGAGGATGGTACCACTTCATGTTAGTTGTAGATATAACGTAGTCCTTTAAGGTCTGTGTAAGCTCTATCTCTTTTAACTCGATAATATCTTCGGGGGTATTAGTAGAAAAATTAACATACAGCAAGGGGTCCCCCTTTTTAATCCGTACTACCTCCTTCTTAGAAGATAGCTGGAAAGCGAGGTCTGTGGGTCTCCACCAATCTGATATATTAACTCTGCCTGGGATTATTCTTAAAGGAGAGACTCCTGGCAGCTCAAAATGAGGAGAAGTAACCCTTAAGTCTACCCCGAGGTCCTCAGTAACAAATAACATGTGGAAGTTAAGTGAGAAAATAGGCTCGTCTGCCTCTCCATACTCGTCCTCCCTTAAATGGAAAAACTCTCTTGGCATGTTCGTATATTTACTAAATAAATTAATTTGTTTAGTTTCTAGGTCTACTTCGAAGTAAGCATCAAAAGGGGAACTAAGAACATAAGTGTTTTTAAATATCTCATTAGAAGAAGGGCACTTAGCGTACTGGTATTTATGTCCCTTCAAATCCCTAGAGTACAGGGACTGTAAAGGATCATCCACTAGCATCTCTATCCCTATGCTTGAGTCAGTATTCCAGTGACACCATCCTACAGTTACCTTATTCCTTTTAGCAGCCATACTCAAGCCACCCTGTCATAATATACTTATCTTCATTAGAAAATACCGGGTTACCCCTGTGGGTATGTGTCCAGGCGGGTGGGAAATATACTACAGTCCCCTGCTTAGGCTGAAGTCGGGTGTTTTGATAAATGAATTCAGTCTCCCCTCCTTTTGATACATCGTTTAAATAAAGAATGTAAACCATAGCACGATGGCTGTTCATCATATTATTAGACTCGCAGTGGTAGCTAAAATACCCAGATTTTTCTTCTTTAGGGTACTTCTGTACCTGGTATGCACTAATTTTATGCGCCTGTAAACTATCAACATAGAAGTATTTATCTCTATAAAGATCATAGGCATTTTGCATGTAAGTATTAAGCTCTCCTACTAAATTTTCGTACTTTGTGAATCTAGATATATCTACGTCTATAGAGTTTTTGTTCTGCTTGTTAACCCCAGAACCTGTGGTACCTGCCCAAGTGTCCCCCTTTAAGTTAAGTTTAGTGTGTGCTTCAATAATATCTTTACATAGTTTTTTAGGTACGCAGCCTTCATAGACTCCTATGAAATCAGTATATTCTTCTGTCATGCTTTTATCCTTGCTTTAATAGCGATAGTAAATTTTTGTTGATCTGCGACTATTGTAGGGGGCCTAGACGCATGGGGGATAGTAGATTTAAACACTGCTATCCTGCCCGGCTTGGGGACTACAGATTTTATAATCTCGTCGTGTTCCGAGTTATAGAATACAGTTTCACCCCCCCAATCTGGGTGCCAATTAGGGTTGGCGTAGTATAAAAAGGTTATTGTATCTTCCCTTTGGTCATCCGAATGAGTACTTAAGTACGTAGATAGATTATATACATTGATATAAGATCTTAAAACCTCGATAGTTCCTAAGCCCTGGTTAGCCGCAATACTGTTCAGTATTTCGGTTAACTCTAATCGGTCGAATTCCTCCTCGGATAAATTAGATACAAACCTACTCATATCCGAGGTATTTGTACTAGAAGAGTGTCCGAACATAAACTTGCTATTTTTACAAAAATCAAATATATGTTCCTGTTGACAGAAGTTAACCAGCCTGTCCTCTACCTCTATAAAATCCTTACTTGAATCTGTTCCAAACATACCATAGTTTCTCCATAAAAGTTAATTTAAAATCAGTAGGCTCTGCGGGGTACTGCACCTTGTAGGGGTCTGAGAAAAAGGAAGGCAGATCTCTTAAATCTTTCCTCCATCTCCTATACCTACGTTTTTTTGGCCAATCGGGGTAGTCCGCCAGCTGAGTATAGTCACTGCTGTGTAGCATTAATAACCTGGCGTTTCTTACTAGCCTCCAAGCCTCCTCCACCATTTTAGGATGGTAGGGGTCCTCCCCATACGGGTTCGGTTCAAATTTCTTTAGCCCCGCATCGTACATCCAACCTACCTGGGGTTTCTCCTCTAAGTCAGTTATGTCCACAAACTCACATCCTAGCATTCCGTAAGGGGGCTCCCCTACTCCCTCTAGGATGCAGCGAACTAGTCCATGATTTACTTCTACATAGTCTCTATCCGACATATAATTACCAGCTAACTGTCACTTTACCTTTATTCCCGGAGTTACCACTTCCGCTTACGCCTCCTCCGTTTCCTCGAGTACCATGAGCACCGTTACCACCTTGCCCCCCGTTTGCTCCGCCACTACCGTTTCCGTTAGCATAATGGATTCCTCCGTTAGACCCATTACCCCCACTGTGTACTCCGCCACCTCCAGAACCTCCTGCCAAGCTTCCTCGACCATAGTTACCTGCTGAACCTGAACCTGCAGACTGAGAAACGGCAATATTACCTACGTATGAGGAAGACGCCCCATTACCTCCATTACCTCGCTGGCCTTGTCCACCGCCACTTCCTCCGCTACCTCCATTAGAGAGAGCGACCCCGAAAGTTTGCCCCCCAGTAACGCTGGCATTAGTGTTATATGTGCCGACGCCTCCACCGCCGCCACCACCAGATCCGCCGTTATTATTGTCCCAGGATACTCCGCCGGCACCTCCGCCGCCTCCTCCGCCGCCACCTTGCACAGTGACCGAAATAGATTGCACCCCCTGAGGTACTGTAAAATTGCCGTTATTATTATAAGTACTACTGCCTGGGCCCGGGTAACCCTCGTGAACGGTTCTCCAAGTGCCCCCATTTTTAACATAAACAGTGCTAGAGTCTCTCCAAATGCCCGCGGCTTTAGCGTACACATTAGTAAGGGCTCTCCAAACTCCGCTTGTCTTAACTTTGGTCTGTGATGCCATATTAATTACTCCTTAGGTATCTCAAGTTTAATTTGAGAAATTTTATCCGATAAAGCAGAGAACTCTGCAGTAGGTGGTTCCCCCGCAATAATATTCTGTACAGCATCCATTAAAACTGCTATCTGGTCGGTAATTCCAACTTCGTTCAGATACCTAATCTTGCGGTTTGCCTTATATCCTCCTGTAACTTCCCATGCTGATCCGGTCCACCTCTGAGCTACCCCTAAATCGTTATTAAAGTCACTTCTAGGCGGCTCCGAGTTAGCTTGAGCATCCCCTTCCGCTAAAGTTGTGTACCCCTCGTAACGGCCGTCTGCTGAAACTTTATGACCATATACTGGGTCAGGAATTACTTGTTCCGGCACGCTTGGCTCCACTGTAGGTACAAAGCTGTCCGCGTAAGCGCTACAAGAAGTCTGCTCATCCGCAGTTAGATCAACTCTAACAGTATCGCCGTCCGCATTATTAGTGAACTTAAAAAGGTTGCCGTTCTCAGGCTCGTAATTTAAGTATGTGTAAGGGAATCCTAGCTCCTCGACTGAAGATACAGGAGTACCATTTACTATCATTTCTCCATTTTCTGAAATTGTAATTGCTTTCATTTATTAATTCTCCTTAGTACTTGTACCAAACGTCGCCGTTTGACCCGCCTGATGCTGCTGATGTTGAAACAGTACGTGTACCGTACCCGTTAATATTTGTAGCACATTTAACTGAAGTAATTGATCCTGTGGCTAAATGCTCCGCATCAATACTGCCTGCTGCATAATGCTCGCTGTTGATAACATCATTAGCAATCTTTGTGCCATCTATGATATCTGCAGCTAAGTGTACTCTATCGATTGAACCGTCTACGTACTGAGCGGAATCAACTGTATTAGCTGCGTTTGTAAGTATGGTATTACCGCCTGCGGTAGAACCTGATTTTAATTGTGCCATATTATATTCTCCATTGAATTTTCTGACTTGCGCTCGAAGGATGTCAAGGCGCGTTATTATTATTATTTAGCAAGTAACCCCTGATTTGTCAAGGGTTAAATTTTTCTTGTTACTTGGATAATCTCTCTACTTTTTGAGTTAATTCTTGAACCGCTTTAACAAGTACCGATACCATTCTAGTATAGTTTAGAGCTTCTGGTTTTCCGTCTTTAGTAGATACTAGTTGCGGTAAAACTTTTTGAACCTCATCAGCAATTAGACCTACTTCATGGTTACCTGAGTTGATTCTATCATACTCTACTGGACGTAGTTTCATAATATTATCAAGTTGCTCTCCTAAAGGAGTTACGTTTTCTTTATAGATAGCAGCAGAGGATTCCGTTAAGGTCCCTGCTACAGTTACATTGTTGAAAGTAACATCAGAACTAGTAGCAGTACTTTGGTCCACTGAGTACGGGTAGCTATAGTTGTTAGCAGAAGCTGCGATACCGTTTAACTTAGTATGGTCAGCTGAAGTAAAGTTAATCTCTGAAAGACCACCATCACCAACTGAGTAAGTAGTGTTATTATCAGCCGCCCAAACCGCAGTTCCACTAGCAGAATACTTCAGGAACTGACCTGCGGCACCAGCAGTAGGAATATGCTTGTTTCCAGCAGTTGTAGGGTGAGAGTAGTTATTCGCAGAAGTAGCAATACCATCTAGTTTAGTGTTATCTGCTGTAGTAAAGTTAACTTGCGTTAGTCCGCCATCGCCTACTGAGTAAGTAGTATTAGTATCTGTAGGAGTTACCCAAGAAAAACTTCCATCACCATCAGAACGTAAGAACTGAGAGGTAGTACCGTTTCCTGTTACATTTAAATGAGAAGCATCTACACCATTATCCACTAGCTCGGATGAATCTACTGAGTTAGCTGCAAGATGAGCTGCGGTAATGCTACCACTTGTAACACTAATAGCGCCTGCAGAATACGTAATACCTGATCCACCACTTAAATGAGAGTCAACATCAGAGTCTGCGTATCCTGCGGGAATAGAGATAGTATCTGTAGTGCTGTCGCCTCTAGCAAGAGTAATAGTAGTTCCTGAGATAGTCATAGCGTTTGCTGCCGAAGATAAAGACTGGTTTGACGTTTTAGCCGTTTTAGTTCCTAAAGCAGTAGTTAATGTAGAAGCGTAAGACGCGTCATCATTGATAGCTGCTGCTAACTCATTAAGAGTATCTAAGGTACCAGGTGCTCCACCGATCAAATCAGTAACTTCCGTCTGCACGTAAGCTGTAGTAGCTACCTGAGTAGTATTAGTATTAGCTGCTGCAGTTGGTGCAGTTGGTACACCTGTTAAAGCAGGACTAGCTAAAGGGGCTTTACTATCTAATGCTGCCTGTAGTCCAGTAGTAACTGAAATAGCATGATTTGCTGGATGAGAATAGTTATTAGCTGAAGTAGCTATAGTGTCTAACTTAGTACCATCTGTAGCTACATCACGAC